AGGATTCTTTGTAAAAGTACAGAGTGGAACTGTAGTATTAGATCAATATACAAACAAACCAACAGCGAGAGTTGGATTACTCATCAGTGAAAATGTAGTAACTGCATATCAAGATGATAGTCTGTTTGATAATGCGGCTGGATATTCTAATTTTTCCGCTCCTGGAGCTGATAGATTCCAAATCAAGACGACTCTTATAAAGAAAGATATTGATGATGTAAACGATGAGAACTTTGTAGAACTTATACGATTAAAGAACGGTGTAATCGAAAAGTTTGTAGCAAAAACAGATTATAATATTATCCAAGACGAATTAGCGAGAAGAACATTCGATGAGAGTGGTGACTATTACGTTGATCCCTTCCAAGTAACAGTTAGAGAGTCACTCAATGATAATAGGGGGAATAATGGTGTATATCAAAGAACACAAAAAACTGCGAATGGAGGAACACCATCAAAAGACCTGATGGTTTATAGGGTTTCTCCTGGAAAGGCCTATGTTCGTGGTTATGAGATTCAAAAGATAACATCAACATTAATTGATGTTCCAAAGCCCAGAACAGTAAAAACTGTTGAAAATGGAACTACCATTTTTAATGGTACATCGCAAACTAAATTATTCAATGTACATGGATCTCCTGTTGTTGGTTTTGGAACAACGGCCACTCTTAGCCTTAGAAGTCAATTAACAAATACCAATGGCACCGCAGCTGGTATTGAAATTGGTAATGCTAAAGTTTATGATTTCAAATTAGAAGCCGCAGCATATGCCGATGGTTCCACAAAATATGACTTATCTCTTTATGATCTTCAAACATTTACTGTAATCACGGTAAATGCAGATCAAACACTGACAACACCAGTTCATGTCAAGGGATCAAAGAGTGGAGCGACGGCCTTCCTCAAGAACAATGTATCATCCAGTAAATCATTAACACTTACTGATACGACTGGTATTTTCTTAAAAGACGAATCTTTAATTCTGAATGGAATTCAAGAACCAGTAACCATTACTTCTGTAAGAGAATATGGTATTGGAGATATTAAGTCCTTACACCAAACAGTAGGAATTAATACTTTTACCGCAGATTTAATTCATAACAATATTTTTGATCTGTCTAGTGCAGGGGCAGAGTTTACTATTGCTACAAATGGAACAGTTACTACACCAGGGAATAAGTTTTCTGCTGGTATTAAAACTGGCGATCTTGTAGCGTATAGTGTAGAGAATAAAACTGATATTACATTTAACAGAGTAAGTGCTCTTTCTTCCGATGGATCAACAATTACAATTGTTGGTTTAGGTCAGAGTGTTTCTGGAGTTTATGATGGTGGTTTAACTACCACACAGATAAAAACTAGCGATTTCTACTTAGTAAAACCTGGTATAACAAATGCAGGTCAGGGACAATTAGTAAGTACTCTACCCTCACCATACATTTCAAACGTAAGTTTGGACAATGCATCTATTGAGATTAGAAAACAATATACTCTAAATGTTTCCTCAAATAAGGCTACAGTTTCTGTAAATGATGCAAGTCTTTTCTTCCTTCCATTTGATGAAGAGAGATATAACCTTGTTTACTCTGATGGCACTATTGAATCTCTGACAGATAAAAATGTTGTATTGAACGCAACATCAAAATCTATTTCACTTGTTGGATTGAGTAAGGCATCAGATACTAATGCACTTCTTATTGCATCATTGAAGAAAATTGATGTTCAAGCCAGAACTAAGAATATTAGTAGATGTTCAAAACTGACTGTAAATAGATCAAAATATGAATCTTCTGGTTCAACCAATACTTCAACCAATAATGGATTAACCTACAACACGGTATATGGAACAAGAGTTGAAGATGATGAAATTTCACTGAATGTCCCTGATGGTATAACGGTACATGCAATATTTGAGTCATCTACAACATCTGCACCAACAATTCCATCCATTACACTAGTCAATAAAAGTGCGGACTTAACAGAGGCTATTCAGGGGGAATTTGTAACTGGTTCTACAAGTGGAGCGGTTGCTAGGGTTGTAACGAGAACTGCATCTAAAGTTGAGATTGTTTATCAAAACGAACTTAGATTTGAAGTTGGTGAAAGTGCATTCTTCGAAGAGTCTGGAATTAACGGAGAGGTTTCTATATCCGTTCTTGGTGACAAAAATATTTCTACTGAATTTACATTTGATAATGGCCAAAGACCTGAATATTATGACTACTGCCGATTGATAAGAAATTCAGACGCACAAGAACCACAGAGACAGATTACAGTAGTTTTTGACCACTATGTAATTGATTCTTCTACAAGTGGAGATATTACTACTGTCAATAGTTACCCAACAGACGCATATGATGAGGACATAACATTTATAGATGGTATTCCTGCTACTGACTTAATTGATGTTAGACCAAGAGTCAAAAACTATAATCCTGCTTCTGATACTGATTCTCCATTTGAATATGACTTCCGAGATTTCTCTTCTGGAAGTGTAAACAACATAATTTTACCAGATAGTCCACTAATTCTTGACTACTCATATTACTTGGGAAGAGTTGATAAACTTCTTCTCAATAGAGATGGATTCTTTGAGGTACGTCAAGGAGCTCCTTCAGAAGATCCAGTAGCTCCAGCAGTTCAAGCTAATAGTTTCTTAGTAGCGACTTTATATCATAGACCATATACTAGAAATGCGAGATTTGAAAGTAAATCTGACTTTCAAATCATAAGAGATATACAATGTTTGATATCTCTAGATTGGAAAAACGATTATCAAATGTTGAATTCTACACTCAATTGTCATTACTTGAAGCAGAGACTTCTAATCTTGTAATCAAAGATCCTGATACAGGCCTTGACAAATTCAAGTCTGGTTTCTTTGTTGATAACTTTACAAGTCATTCTGCTCATGATATTTCAAGTCCAATTTTTAAAGCCTCAATTGATAAGAAAGAAGGTGAACTGAGACCATCTCACTTCACAACAGGTCTTGATCTTCTTATTGGATCTGAACAAGTCGTTGGTATTGGAACAACGGCTAATCCTAATGCAGACTTAACTACTGTTTCAGATTTACAATCAAACTCTCTCCAAAAAACTGGAGATTTGATTACACTCAAGTATACAGAAACACCACTCGTTGAACAAAAATTTGCAACGAGTGTAGAAAATGTTAATCCATTTGCTGTAATTAACTGGGTTGGTGTTGTTGATCTAAATCCAGATTCTGATATTTGGATAGATGAAAAAACACTTGATGTTAATAACGTGGAGGAAGAGGGGAATTATCAAGCCTTCATGGATTCTCTGCAGATTGATCCAAACACAGGCCTGTCTCCTATTGATTGGAACTCATGGGAAGAAACTTGGAGTTCGACTGATGTAACCTCAGAAGACATTGACGTAGAACTTGTTGATAAGAAGAAGAAAGTAGGTAAATGGAAGGGGGGATTCAAGAAGGGTGGTAAAACTACTGGTTCTGGTTTGGCAAAACGCCACAGAAAAATTACTACCACCGAAACTTATGAAACAACTTCTCTAGAAACTACCACCGTCACAACTGGTTTAGAAAAAACTGGTGTTCAGTATAAAGTTACGGAGACATTTGATACCAAGAGTCTTGGAACTAATTTGATAAACACAACTCTCATTCCTTACATGAGATCTAGAAATATTGAGTTTATTTCTAATAGGATCAAACCAAAGACCCAATTCTACATTTTCTTTGATGGTGAGGATGTAACAAAGTATTGCACTCCAAAATTACTGGAAATAACCATGAACAGTGGTGTTTTCCAAGTTGGTGAAAAAGTAACTGGTAAAATGAAGAGTGAATCAAATGATGGTATCTCTCCAGAAATCAGTTTTAGAGTTGCTGATCCAAATCACAAGTATGGATCATATGACAATCCCGAAATTACATATGCAGTAAATCCATATGCACCTTCAACTTCTTTAGGTGAAAACTATTCGGCTACAAGCACTGTACTCAACGTTGATACTGGATCTCTTCAATTACAAGTTCTTGGTGATTACTTTGGATATGTGGCAAAGGGAATGAAGATCACTGGCCAAACCAGTGGTGCCCAGGCAGTAATTAAGGATGTCAGATTGATTACTGATGAGAAGGGCGTTTTAATTGGAACATTCTTTATTCCAGATGGCGTGGATGCTACAACTGCTCCACAGTTTACGACTGGTACTAAGTCATTTAGAGTTACGAGTTCTATTGTTAACTCTTTGAGTCCAACTGAAAATCCATCTACTGCAGAAACGAGTTTCAAAGCCGAAGGTACTCTCAATACGTTCCAAGAAACTATTGTTACTACTAAAAATGCAAAAATTGAAACTATTTCTCATACAGACTCAACAACTGTATCCAATCAGACACAAAAAATTGTTAAAACAGAGTCATTTGAGGAAAAAGTAACCTATCAAAACCAGTGGTACGATCCTCTCGCAGAATCTTTCCAGGTTGTAGACGAGACTGGTGTCTTTATTACTTCAGCAGAAGTATTCTTTAAGTCAAAAGACACGGAAATTCCAGTCACGGCTCAAATCAGAACTATGCAAACTGGTTTGCCAACTAATACTGTTGTTGCCTTTGGTGAAAGAATTTTAGAACCAGAACAGATCAAACTGTCGGATAATGGAAGTGTTCCTACCAAGTTTACTTTCCCATCTCCAGTTTACTTACCAAAAGGTGAGTATGCCTTGGTTCTTCTTTCTGCATCAAATGACTATGAAGTCTTCATTTCCGTAATGGGTGAAGCCGATATCACAACGGCGGATCTTCCAGAAGGAGAACAGACTATCATTTCACAACAACCATATATGGGTTCGTTGTTTAAGTCTCAGAATGGATCTACATGGACTCCTGCACAGTTTGAAGATCTTAAATTCAATCTTTATCAGGCCAAGTTTGTTCAAGGTCCTGGCACTTTGAAACTTTATAATCCAAAACTTGGTGACGGTGTATTGAAGAATGCCGTACTGAAACCAAATCCACTTTCTCTTTCGTCCCAAGAGATTTTGGTTTCACTTGGAGCTACTGTTATCACTAGAGACTTTAGTGTTGGTTCTAGACTTACTCAAATCGGCAATACCTCAGCAAAAGGACATGTTGTTAAATCACTTGGTCAAATAAAGATCAATACAAGTGCAACTGAAGCTGGAGGAATTACAACTAACTCTGTAGGAACTGGTTTAACACCTGCTGCATCTAACTACACATATACTGGAATTGCACTCACTTCCATCACTGGTAGTGGTTCTGGTGCAATCGCAAACATCCAAGTTACATCTGGATCTATTGGTGTTGTTACTGTAACCAACGGTGGTTCTGGATATGCTGTTGGTGATGTTCTTGGTGTTGACCTTGGTGAGACTGGAAAGAATCAAAGATTTAATGTTGGAATTATTTCTGCTACAAATTCTTTAATTCTTGATAGAGTTGAGGGTGAATTTACAACATCTACAGAATTGATGACCATCAACGCAGCGGGAATCTCTTCTGCATTGACTGGATCTACTCCAACCACTATTTCAAATACACAACCATGGAGAGACGGCCTGCATGTTCTGGTAAGTCATAGAAATCATGGTATGCACGCCTTTAATAATAGAGTTATTATTAGTGATGCAGTTGGAGTAACTACTACCACTAATCTGGCTGCAAATTACAATAGTAATTCTACTGCAAGTATATCCGTAGATTCAGTCTCAATATTCTCAAGTTTTGAGAATGTAGGCGTATCCACAACAAATCCTGGTTATGTCAAAGTTAATGATGAAATTATTTCTTACACTGGAGTAGACGCTGGTGCTACCCCACCATTGTTGACTGGTATAACCAGAGGATTGGACAATACAACAGTTCAGTCTCATGCAATTGATGATCTGGTCAGAAAGTACGAAGTTGCTGGTGTTTCTCTGAGAAGAATTAATACCACTCATACTTTTGCAGATCTCGCAAATAATGTCACGAATGGCATTGATAGTTACTACATCAAGTTGGATACAACCTCTTCTGGAAATGGAACTGTTAGAGATGGAACAAACTCTTTCCCCAAATTAAAAATTGGTTCCAATGAAAAGAATGGTGGAAACAAAGTTAAGGCCACTGGAAATCTTCAGTTTGAGACCATAACTCCAAATATTGGATTTATGACTCCAGAAGATTGTTCGATCAATGCAAGAATGAGAACAGTTTCCGCAACCAGTGTTTCTGGAACTGAGATCTCCTTCCAAGATCTTGGATTTGAAGATGTTGCCTTCAATGGCTCAACCACGTTTGATACTCCAAGAATGATTGCATCTCGTATCAATGAGGAAAATCAACTCACATCTCTTCCTGGTAATAAGTCATTTACCATGGAGTTGGTGTTGAATACAGAAAACACGAATCTTTCTCCTGCAGTTGATGTAGAAAAACTTTCTGTAATTACAACAACAAATAGACTTGATCGGACCACCACTAATTTCAGTGATGATGTTTTAGTCAAGTCACCTTTCGTTGATCCGAATGCAGCAGTTTATGTTTCCAAGAGAATAAATCTTGAAAATCCAGCCACATCAGTTCAAGTTAGATTTGATGCATATAGAGATGAATCTGCAGACATCAGAGTCTTCTACAGATTGTTTAGACTTGATGGAATTGATAATGAACAACCATTTGCACCTTTCCCTGGATATGAAAACTTAACTGATACGACTGGTGATGGATTTGGTGATAAAGTTGTTGATCTAACCAAGAACAATGGTCATTCCGACAAGTTTATTGCGGCCTCAAGTAATTATTTTGAATTCAGACCATATCAATACACTGTAAATGATTTGGATGAATTCAATGGGTTCCAGATCAAGATTATAATGACTGGTACTAATCAGGCATACCCACCAAGAATCAAGAGTCTCTCTGCTCTCGCTTTAGCATAATGTATAAAAAAGTCGAAGGACATAGTGGTCTCGTAAGAGACATGAAAAGCGGCGGTATCATAAACAACGATACTGCCGCATATCAAAGTTATATAAATGAAAAAAATAGAAGATTGAGAGAAATTCAACGAATTGAAAATTTAGAGTCTGAAGTTGGTGAAATAAAAGACTTATTGAAACAGATCATCAATAAGCTCTAGAAGTATAAATACTTCTAGATAAGGTACTTGTATACGAAATGTCAGTTTATGTAGTAAATTTGATAATCGATCAAGGTACTGATTTTCAACAGACCTTCGACCTAACTGCAGCGAATGGTCAGGCTCTAAACTTAGAGAACCATACTGCCTCTGCTCAGCTGAGAAAACACAGTGGTAGTAAAAAGTGCTATAACTTTACTGTAGATTTTACAGATAGATTGGCAGGACAGTTAAAGTTAGTACTAACAGATACAATAACTAAGAGAATTAAACCTGGTCGATATGTATATGATGTCATTTTGACCGATTCTAATTCAGAGAAATCTAAAATTCTTGAAGGCCAGGCACTAGTGAGAGAAAGTGCAACTAGGGAGTAAGTGAATGGCTACCAGAGTTAGAGTCGGCGGCGTTAATGCCGTAAAAATAACCTCTACATCTCGAGCTGAAGCTGGAGGAACTCTAAGATCTCTTACAGACACAGATGTGTCTAATTTGGGTCAAGACTATCTTTTAGTTTACAACTCGGCGTTGGGGGTTTGGATATCTCAGGCAAAGTTGGGTGACACCACGGATATAGACGGGGGAGCCTTCTAATGGCAATTATCCGTATAAAAAGATCAACAGGAGTTGTTGGTCCTTCTTCTCTTGGTGTTGGTGAGATAGCGGTAACAGTTGAACAGGCTACCCAAGGTGCTTGGAACAATGAAGCAGGAAGATTATTTGTAGGTAATGCTTCTGGAACTCCCGTTCAAGTTGGTGGAGAATATTATACAGAACTTCTAAACCACGAACCATCAATTATTACCGATTCTTCGGCCGTAATTGTAGGTTCTTCTGGGACGGTAAGTAATTGGAACGTAGTTGGTGTTTCTACGTTTGGTAACGTAAATGTAACTGGAATATCTACGTTTACAACTTATATTGATGCGAATGGTGGCGCATATATTGATAACATTCAAGTTGGTATAAGCAATAATAATGAAATTGATACAACTACTGGTGGTTTAACATTAGATTCTGCCAGTGGAACAGTTACTATTGATGACCAATTAATAGTAACTGGTTTAAGTACTTTCCAAACACCAGTTGCTATCACTAGTGACTTTACAGTCTCTTCTGGTCATGTAACGATAACTGGTGTAGGTATTGGCACTACAACAGACAATACAGATTTATCAGCTCTTTATGTTATTGGAATATCTACATTCACAGCTAATGTAGATATTGGTGGAACACTTTCATATCCCACAGGAATTGTTACAAATCTCACTGTAACAGATCTGGATGTAACGTCACATTTAGATGTTGGTGGTGATACTTTCCTTTCTGGAGTAACAACTGCCACTAGATTAGGTATTACTGAGGATCTTACTGTAGGTGCTGGAGCTACGGTTACTGGAAATGTTTCCATAGCTTCTAGTCTGACTGTTGGGGTTGGAAATAGTGAATTTTATGTTCTTGACACTGGTGATATAAAAGGCAACAGTCTGACTTTGGTTGGACTCAATACCAACACTCTAGTTTATATTGGTACTGACTATTCGTTGAGAGATCCTCTAGGTCTTTCATATGCAGAAAGTCCAAATATTCTAACAGTTGATGGTACTGTAGCCATTAGTAGTGTTTATGCTTCTGTTGGAGTCATAACTGACCTTTCTGGTACGAATCTTCTTTATAGTAGTGGTATTATCACCAGTATTATTTCTGGTGCTGCTGGAACTCAATATTCTCTTCCTGCTGGTGCTGGAACTACAGGACAAGTCCTGAAGATGATTGATGGTGGTTCCACCGAATTCGTAACTTTAGATTTCAGATTAAACTATCAGAGTGATAATCTTGCAGGAACTGTTGGGCTTGGTTCTGAAACTTGGGATATCCTAGGTACTGCGAATCAAATCAAAACAGACGCTCCTGGTATTGGAAGAACCCTTACCATTGCTCTGACGGATGATGTTACTGTTGGTGGAGCACTAACAGTATCTGGTGATATGACTGTTGGTGGTAGTCTAACCGTTCAGGGTAACTTAACTTATCTTGATTCTACGATTACACAAATTCAAGATAAGAAAATCGATCTTGCATATGCGGATGTCCCAAGTGATATTACGGCCGATGGTGGCGGTATCTCAATTAGAGGTGATTCCGAGTATGAAATTGTATGGAGTAATTCGGTTGGTGCATTTACAGTAAATCAAAGTTGGTATCCACTTAATAGTGATCAACTTGATCTTGGATCCGAATCTCAACAATGGAGACAAATATTTGTTCAGGGAACCTCCGAGTTAACTAACACAAATATTGCTGGTATTGTTACTGCACAACAAGTAGAAATACTCAGTGGATCTATTAATGATACTACAATTGGTGCTGCAACTTCAAATACCGCAAAGGTAACTAGTTTATCGTATACATCGGCCAATGGTGGAGACATAACTGCAACCACCATTGATGCTACGGATTTAAATATACAAAATCTATCCGTAACTGGTGTAACAACTGTTGCGACCTTATTTGTAACAACAAATCCAGCTTTAAATGCTGTTGCATATGCTGGAACTTCTGGAATAGTTGGATTTACTTCTGCTCCAGCTTCTGGAATATCTACTTCTACATACATTCTAACGTCCATAGGAGGAGTTCCAGTCTTTACTGATACAATTGACTGCGGCACATACTAATAAATAGCTGGAAGCTAGTTCTATATAAATGGCGAAACCTAGCACTAGACAAGAACTGATTGATTACTGTCTTAGACAGCTGGGTGAACCAGTTCTGGAAGTAAACGTTGATGAAGATCAACTTGATGATCTTGTAGATGATGCTCTTCAATATTTTCAAGAGCGTCATATGGATGGTGTTGAGAGGATGTTCCTCAAACATCAAGTCCAACAATGGGAGATTGACGCAGCTAGAACTAAACAGGTTGGTTCGATTGGAATTCATTCACAATCATTTAGTGGTGCAACTGGTGTAAGTACAACCGCAAACAACATCGTACTTCCCAATCATGGACTCGCAACGGGAACACAAATCTTCTACAGCTATAATTCTGCAGCGACACCAATCGGAATTACAACTGTATCCCTTGCAGGAGTTGGTACAACTTCGTTTTTGGGAATTGGTACTGATAGTGTTGAACTCTATGCTATTGCAGATAGTCGCAATGAGATTCGGGTGGCTTCCTCTCTTGCTAATGCAAAGGCCGGAACTGCCATAACATTTACAAGTGTTGGTGTTGGTTCAACACACTTTATTACAACAAAGACAGAATACACAGAAGCAAGAAATTACATTGAGATTCCAGAACACATCATGGGTGTTCAAGGTATTTTCAGATTTGATGACAATACCATTTCTCAAAACATGTTCAGTATTTCATATCAGATTTTCCTGAATGATGTTTATAATTTTAGTTCAGTTGAACTTCTGAACTATACGATGGTTAAATCATATTTGGAGACCATTCAATTCTTGGTAAGTCCAGATAAAAAAGTAAGATTCAATAAGAGAGGCAATCGACTATACATTGATATGGATTGGGCCTCTCAAACTGCAGGAGATTATCTTGTAATTGATTGTTATAGACTTTTAGATCCTTCTACTTATGCTGAAGTATATAATGATAGTTTCCTTAAGAAATATTTGACATCTCTGATTAAACGTCAGTGGGGTCAAAACTTGATGAAGTTCCAAGGAGTACAACTACCTGGCGGTATAACTCTCAATGGAAGACAATTATATGATGATGCAGTTAGAGAACTTGCGGAGTTACAACAACGCATGTCCTTTGATTATGAACTTCCACCCCTCGACATGATCGGATAATGGCTCTAAATCCTTTCTTTAGACAAGAAGTTGCCAGCGAGCAGAGGCTGGTGCAAGATTTGGTCAATGAACATCTGAGGATGTATGGCCAAGAGGTATATTATATGCCTCGAAAATATTTTGGAACCGATTCTATAATGAGAGAAAATGTTCTCTCTAGATTCAATGATACATATCCGATTGAAGCGTATGTAGCCAATGTTCAAGGATTCCAGGGATCTGGAGACTTGATGACAAAATTTGGTATTAGAGTTACAGACGAATCCACCTTCATCATATCTAA